TACCGTAGTATTTAATGTGATTCTCTTCTCATTATCATTAATACCATCCGTAATTCCCTGTACCACTGCTTTACCAGTGTCCTTAGTCTTCTCGGAACTATTTGCAGCTCCTTCTCCCTCTGCTCCAACACATCCGGTAGATGTGTTGATAGCATCAATCACACCATCTCCGACTTCAGTACTCTTGTTTATGGCTTCTTCCATCATGCCATCCTGTCCATCTATCATTCCCTGGACAGTCTGTTGACCGACATTTTCACCGGATGCATAAAAATTCTCTGCTTCTTCATCAATGGCCGTTGATGCCATTAATATTTTTTCTCTGGTCTCAGTATCCAGCCTTTCCCATTCTGAAGAAGCCATCAGTTCATTGACCAGCTGATTGGGAATCTGCTGTATCGTTTCTGCGGAATCTTCCACGGCTCCTGCAGAAGATTCAATTGCCGCAGCTACTTTTTCACGTATCTCGGGACTCATTCTCTCCCATTCCAGAGAGCCTGTAAAAGAATCCACCAATCCTTTTGCGGTTTTATCCCCACCACCTTCTTCCACAGCCACCCAGGATCCATCCACCCATCTTTGGGATGCATTTACTCCTGCGGTATAATATTCTTCTGCCAGACGCGCTGCTGTCTCATCCGACAACTCCAATGCATCCGAGAACATTTCACCTGCAGATTCCAGTTCAGGGCCTGTCATATCCATGAATGCCTGAACATATCCTGCGCCTTCCGGTCCCATATTGGCCAGTTTGGCAAGCAGACCATCATCAATACCTCTGGCCGCAAGTGTGTCCATATTATCAGCCCAGTTCTGCATTGCATCCAACTGATCCTGTAAGTTGGTTAAAATTTCTTCCTTCGATACGGATGCTGCTTCGGCTACAGCATCAAAAGAATTGACCTGGCTTTCCAGTGCCTTTTGTAAGGATTCCGTTTCTTTCTGTAACTGCTCATCTACCTCCCCTAAAGAATCCGCATATTCTCCGCAGGCTCCGGATGCATCACTCATGGATTGTGCCTGTTCATCAATCACGCCAATGTTTTCATCCATGTATTGCCGCAAAAGATCCTGCTGCTCACACAGATCTGCATTGCTCTGTACCAGTTCATCATTTTCCTGAAGCAAGACAAGCTGATCTGTCGTGACCTTTGAAAGGATCTCCTGATGTCTCTCCAGTGCTTCTGATTCCTGCTCAGTCAGCTCTACCTTCATCATCAGTCCATCAATATAATCTTGATTAGCATGAGCAGCCATCAGGGTATCATCATTGACTTCATTCTGGATCTCCATCAATTTGATTTCATTGTCAATTTTCTGATCTTCCAGCTCATTGATTTTTTCAAGCACACTCTCTAACTGTGCCTGTTTCAGCTGTGTATTAATATAGGTTTCCCAGGATTCTGACGCCTGCAATACCTTTCCGGTCTGCTGATCTACAGAAAGATTCAGTCCCTCAAATGATGTATTTAATTTATCTACAATCTCTTTTACACGTCTTTTTTCTTCCGCCGAGAGTTTTTCCTTGGAATTCAGGTCTGCCAGTTCATCTTTTAAACCTGTGATATACTGGCGTTCCGCTTCAAACCCGCTCCGAAGTGTCTGTGCACTATTGGCCAATGTCTGAGACTTGCTTTCCAGCCTATCTGCGCTGTTAGCCAGATCCTCTACTTTCGGCGATATATCTTTAATTGTACCTACAAACTTCGTTACCTCAACCGTACAGAATGCCAATCCTGCTGCCAGCATTCCAATGGGATTAAGGCTTAATGCTGCCGTAAACCCTTCTGTTGCAATTGTGGAAGCCAACACTGCGGCCTCATAAGCCAGATATCCCGCAACTGCTCCCTTCAGTACATTTGCAATGATATCTCCGTTCTCGATCACCCAAGACACACCATCAATCATTCCCGGAAGAGCTTCTGTTGCCGTTTTGATAAACTCTTCTGCAAGTTCATCCACATCTTCTGCTAAGCGGTTTAATGATATACCCAGATCCCCATCGGAAATCTGGTCTTCCAACATACTGATTGCATCTGTCGCACTATCAACCGATGTTTTCATCGTATCATCAAACACATCATAGGCAGCGATCCCAAGTCCTTCCAAAGCAGACTTCATAATCGTAATCTTGCCCTTAAGATTATCCTGCATGGTTGCTGCCATCTTCTCTGCTGCTCCATCACAGGAACGAAGAGACGCTGCATAATCGTTAAAGGATTGTCCTGCCGCTTTTGCCTGCTCTGATACTCCCGCCATGATTGTCTGAAGATTGGAATAATGATTCTGTCCTGCTATACTCTTGGCAAGATTCGCCTGCTCCTTATCCGTAAGGTTGTCCCAGACGTCTCCCATTTCATTTAATATCAATGACAATTTACGGATATTTCCACGACTGTCATAGACCTGCACACCATACTTTTCCAGTTCCTGATTACACTGTTTCGTATTCGTTGCAAGTCTGGTCATAATAGCACTAAGCGCAGTTCCTGCTTCACCACCTTTAATGCCGGCATTCGCCATCGTTGCCAGCACAGCAGTAACATCCTCAACCTCATATCCTAAGGAGTGTGCTGTTGCTGCACAGTTTTTATAGGACTCTCCCAGTAATTCTACCGTAGTATTAGATGTAGACATGGCCTCTGCCATCATATCTGCAAAATGTCCGGCATCCTGCGCTTCTAAACCAAATGCCGTAAGATAGTCAGTTACAATGTCTGACGCCTGCGCAAGATCCATGTTCGCCGCTGCTGCCAGATTTAAAACCGGCTGAATGCCCTCAAGCATCTGCTTTGTATTCCATCCGGCCAGTGCCATATAAGAAAATGCGTCTGCTGCCTCTGATGCGGAATAGATCGTAACCGCGCCCATCTGTCTTGCTTTCGCAGTAAGCTCTTCCAGATCACTTCCGGTAGCTTTGGATAAGGCTGCCACATTACTCATGGATGCTTCAAATGTGGATCCCACATCAACCGCATAGGTGGCTGCTTCTTTTAATCCGTCTGCCAGTTTCTGTATTCCTGCCTTAATTACATCAGCTGCAAGATTCGCTTTCAGCACATCACCAAACAGATTGACTTTATCTGAAGCCTCACTTACCTCATTACCGAACTCATCAATGGACTTCGCCGTATTATCGTAGGAAGACCTGGCTTCCCGGATATATGTTTCATTTTCCTGCATACTCGCATTGATCGTTGCAAGTTCGGTATCTGCCTTATTGATTTCCGTCTGATAATTGGTAATGCGGTTATTGAGATTTTCCAGTGCCGTCTTCTGTTTTTCATATGCACGATTACTGTCCGTCAAAGCCTGTTCGTACTCAGACAGTTCCTTAGATCCTTCCTCGTATAACCCTTTGGCTTCTTCCAGTTTTTGAGCAGCTTCTTCCCTTGCCATGGAAAGGCTTAAGAGTTTCTGTTCCTCCTGCTCGTAGACACGAATAGACGCTTCCTGTACCTTTTGATACAGTTCTTTCTTATGAGTCACCTCTTCTGCAATCTTACTATAGGCTTCCTGTTTCCTTGTAAGTGCTTCCAGGGAATTCTGATTTTTAGCAAATTGCGCAGTCAGTAAAGCTAGCTCACTCTTATACTGATTGGTTGTATTTTTACATGCAGTCAGGGCAGTCCGGAACTCTTTTTCCCCATCTACAACGATCTTTGCGCCAATTTTCTTCTTGTCGCTCATATTTTTACTCCTTAAAGATCCAATATGGATGTCCGCTTTTCAGGCAACACATAGATTTTCTTTTCGATCATCATGTTGTATCGTTCCTGATAGGCATATAACATCTGATTAAAATATCCCAGTCTCAGCATCCCAATTTCATGGTTACTAAGGCCAAAAATCACGCCATTTGCCCGTAACCTCCAAAACTGTATGGGTTCATCTTCGAAACCCTTCTTTACTTCTTCACAGATCTGGAGGTCTTCACGTTTTTTTGCTCTAAACAGCGGACAAATTCCTCATGAAGCTGCGCCGCCACGGTTTCACGGTCAAACTGCATATCTAAGACAGCCATATTGACATCAATATCCGGTACCGGATCCCCCTGTGCTAAAGCAAACTCTTTCCCCTCCTGCGCCATCGTTTTAATTCCAATCCGTATTGCCTTTAATGACGGTTCTGTAAGTCTGAAATCCGGGACTTCCTTTCCCTCCTCATCGGTTCGGGTTTTAATCCGTCCATTTTCGTCCAGCCGGAATTCAAGCCCCAACAACTTTCTTTCAAATGCCGGTAAGGATCCGAACTCATCCTGTACCGCTTCGCAGACATTAATGTCACAGCGGATCGGATACTTCTTTCCCTGAAGGATAATTGTATTTAAGTTTTCAAACATAATTCATTCTCCCAATGAAAAAGAGAGTATGCAGTATCTACCACATACTCTCCCTTATTTTTGTTGCACCGGTGCAACTACTCTGTGATATTCAGCGTAGTCTTAATGAAGTTTTCCGCTTCAAGCTCTGTATCAAACACATTGGTGCTCTTCCACTGTGTATCATCCAGTGCAGTAATCGATCCTTCAATTGAAGGAGTCTTAAAGGTGATGTTTTCACCCTTAGTCTCATATTCCATTGCTGCTTCCGTGAACTTCGACTTGTATACAACAATCGCCACATACTGTTTCTCACCATCCAGCATTTCTTCCATGCAGAAGCCAACACCGACATAGTTCGCGTTATCCCCCGTCTTATATTTTACGGCCTTTCCATCCTCTGACACTTCATGTGAGAATACAACTCCCTGTGCCTCCTTCGGAAGCCGGTCTGTACCCAGCTTGATGGTTCCGTCCTTGAACTCCTTGGCATATTCGGAAAGAATATTATCAGCATAAAGCTTTGCTTCGTTGTAGTTTGGCGTGACATTCACGGCGATTGCTTTACCACACTTAAATCCATTTTCATATACCGGAGTGGTTACTCCACCCGTAGTTGTCTGTGACTTTAACTTTGCAATATAAGGTTTTGCTAATCCAATATAAGCCATCTTTTTATTCCTCCTGTCTTCCTTCTAACCACGAAACAGAAAAGATGGTCTGTCTCGTATTCTCTGTTCCTGTTAACTCATCACCCAGAAAACTCCTGATCGATGATACAATAAATCCAGCTTTTTCCAGTGTGTTGCGTATGATCTTCTTTGTTTGCAGATAA